TGTAATATATTCTACAATTTCTTCATTAGTTGCACGATATCCCATATCGTAACCTAAGAAATTATTGGACCAGTCTGTATAGTCTTTCCAATGTGGGTTATGAGCTAATACAGCACCAACAGCACTACCTGCGTCTCCTGGATTAGGATATATCCAAGTTTTCTCAAAGAAATTACCAGTGAGTCTATTAGCTAAACAGTTCAGTGCGCAACCTCCCATGAGTACTAAATTTTTACTCTTAGATAATTTTTGAGCTAATTCTAAAGCATTAGAAAATAACTGTTCGTACATTAATTGTGTGCTTGCGGCTATTTCAAAACTATCTTTAACAGTTAAATCTAATCTCCAATCTGTACAACCTCGATGTAGATTCTTTTTAAATGTAAATTTATTAGGGTCTTTAATAAAATCAGTATGCATGGCATGCAGATAATTTTTATGAAGTCCATATGCGCTCATACCCATTGTAATATATTCATCTTCGTTAGGTTTTAAACCAATGCGTTGTGTCATTGCGCTATAAAATAATCCAATACTATGTGGATAACTTTGACTCCATAACTTCTTAAGTTTGTTGCCTGATCCTTGCCATATAGTCATGGTTTCAAACTCGCCAATTGCATCTATAATTAACACACATGCATCATCAAAACCGCTAGTGTAATATCCTGCTGCCGCATGACTCAAATGATGACTAGTATATGTAATAGGACTGTCAACTTCATATCTAGCCATGTAGATTTCAATATTGTTGTCGCGATGTTTCCATCCTTGACCGGCAATCAGTTGCCGTAGCGTTTTTTTAAACGGCTGTTCGTACCAGTAAACTCGTCCAGGATATCCAAATCTTTTAGCATCAGCAATTAATGATTTGCATAGATCTCTGTCGTTTTTTTCTCCACTATATCGTTCACTATGACTGGCAAATACAAGTTTTTCGTCAGCAAATACTGCCACTGCCGCATCGTGGCTATTAGCCGATACACCCCAACTAATCATTTGTATATAAACGGATCTCTCTTCCGTAATTCTTCTAATCGAAGTTTTAATTCCTTACGACTTTTCCAGCGAGTATACGGGAGTAAAATAAATTCAATTAACTTTTTTATCATGCATTTTCCTTAAACCATTTCTTTGCTTTTAATTGTATTTTAAGACTATTTGATTCTTTAGCTTGCACAATCAAATATAATGTTGCTAACTTACCTAGCTTAACTACGGCATCATTTATATCTTTAACGCCATCTGGCCAATTAGGCATGCTAATTGACCATCCGTATTCTATTGCTTGCTCTACAGTTCGCGGACCTTCGTGGTCCCTATCAGGTACTAGTATAATCTCTTTGCCCAACTGCTTTAATAACCAGTTCTGACTATCTTTAATCTCTGCACCTAGTAACGCACATCCGTCAATACTTATCGCATCAAACGGGCCTTCGCTAACAATTACGAAATCTCTATCATCTTGTTGAGTGTCTAGGTTAAACACATATCCTGGCTGTTGCTCTGACAAATATTTAGGTTTAGCATCATTAACAGCGCGGGCAGTCCAACCTACAATTTCATTTTTATAAATGAACGGAATTATTAGTCTATTACTAAATCCAACTTTTGGAGTCCAATAAAAAGAATAATCTTCAGGATATATCTTCCTGTCTATCATGTATTCTAAAATGGATACAAGTTTTTCAGGAGGATTAGTTAATAGTGTATCTAAAGGTTCGCTATCTAACGGCAATGCACGAACATCAAACTTAGGGATTATACTACGAACTTCTGTAGTATTGTTGTCGTCTAACCTAAGTGCTTCGAGTCTCAGTTGAGCAATAGCATCATCCGGAATATTTAAATCCCGCATGAATTTATTCATTTTTTGACTAATATGTCTACCAGGTTGCCAACTGCATTTGAATCCGCAATTGAAACAGTGATAGCTAACTGCATCTCCGCCATTGACAATAAATCCACCACGCTGTCTTTTGTCATCGCAACATGGCGCATTGAAACTTATCCAACCGCTTGGAGTGTGTTTACGCTTACCTGGCAAATATTGTAGTAATGTATCGGCTATGAGACTCATAGCATATTATACTAGGATACTGTTATAGATGCAACTTTTCCGGGCCCAAGATTAGTATAATATGAACGATATGTACCGTCTGGCCATTTCCAAGTTACTCGAAAATAGTTGTAAGTTCCAACCGTAATTGGTGCAAACGCATAAGATCCAGTGTAGGCTGTAGAAAATGTATGACTTTGTATTTGAGTAGCATTTAAGAATGAGTTAACACTGATAGTCATATCAGTTGTTCCTTCAATGTAAATGGTTCCAATAAACCCATCAACTACATTTGCTGTAAATGTTAGTGTTGATGTAGGAATTGCTTCATAAAATTTTGCGGCTATAGCAGAGCTTCTATGCATTACGTTGCCCATTAAATCAATTTCACCAACAAATGTATCAAATACACGAGGATCTCTTGTCTCGCTAGTTACGTTACTTACTAGTTCTAATGTTCCAACTGCTCCAAATTTAGTATCTGAATAAAGAGGAATAGTTGCACCATTCTTAACAGCAGTAACACTATATTTTAAAAATTGTGGATCTAAGCCTGCAATATCCGCTGACTGGATAGTAACTGTACCGATACCTTTAATTGGCTCAGATGTGCTAGATAATGTTAAGCCTGGGTGCGCAGTCACTGTTTGAATAGCAAATGATACAGTTAGTGTTGTTGTTGCAGAATCAATGTCTTTTGATACACTAGAAATAATCACTGCACCGCTTATTCCACTAGATACTGTTAGTGAGCTGTTTGCTACAAAAGTTCCGGTAATATTAGCAGTTGGTATAGTAATAGTAGTAGAAATGGCTTGGCCTGAGGTCGCCACGATTGTTGCCCCTGTAGCACTAGCAGTTGTTGTTGCCAGCGGGCTAATTGTATAAGGGCTGTTAGGTAAGCTATTCCCGCCTGCGTCCATAACATTTAATTTGATACTAGTAACTACTGGAGTAATGGCTATATCTAATCTTTTTTGATCAGCATTTTTAATATCAAATTCTATGACATTATCTACGCCTTTATATATTTTTAAATTTCGTTGATACACGTTGGTATACTCCACATTGAATCCTGCCAAATCAGCAAGCAGAGTGATTCGGTTAGGATATAAATAACTTGAGATTTTTTGCATACTTGGCAAAATCCTTTTAAGTATTTATGGCAAAACTAAGAGACAGTATTGAACAAAATTTACCGTTTATCAGCGTATTAAACTACGGCGATGATGAATTTGTAGGCATTATTATAAATCAGGATCAGTTTGTTACTAGTTTCTATGATCTTAATGCTATTAAAACTCCAGAAGAAAAAACAGTCTTTTTAGATATTGGTGAAACTTGGTGGTGGGAGTCAAACCGCCAATTTCCTATTAATATTTTTTGCAGAGAACAAATTCTTCCGTTTGCATACGCTATTAAAACTTTTAATAGTAAAGATACCCGTGTAATTCTTGGACCAGTTGTTAATTTAATGAACTTAACTATGAAGCGTGTAAAACGAAAATCAGTGCAACTAGTACGTAAGGCACGTTAACTAAATCCGTAACTAACACCTTCGCAGATTAAATTCATCTGCACAACGATTACGTGTGCATAGGCGATAGCATGTGCCTTCTTAAAATAGTAATCATTATTTTCTGGTTTTACCCAAACTTCTGACATTACAGTTGGCCAATCTTTTCCAATTAAGTAACGCTTTGCAGGACGAATCATTGCTAGTACTGCTGCCAGCTGTTCGATCGACTCTGGTTTCATTTCTCTAAGAATAGCACCATGTCCGTTTACGTGGAACAACAAATTACTAAAATCATCTTGTAGTAGTAAATCCCATAAGGGTTCTGTTTCTAATAATTGTGTTAAATGTGCTTTATCTTTAACACCATCGTAGACACTAACATTTAAGAAATCAATCTTAAAATAACCCCTGTCTTCTGCTGTCTTGTAGTCTAACGTACTCATTCCAGTTATTGGATTGTACGGGATAGAAGTACAATATACTCCAGTATTGTGCTTTTTAAAAGTGCCATCTAAACTAGCATCAATGTGCTTGATAACATCTAATGCCCGTAGCCTGTCAGCAAAATCTAAATCAATATCTGGCATTATAAATTACCTTCTTTAACTACTTGTTTGACTAGTTCTACATCAGCAGGCAACTTTTTAAATTTGTTAAACCAAAATGGTATATCCATGATTACATTGATGGCTGACAATTGTTCGTCATTTAATTTCTTCAACATATCTTTGCCAGATGGACAATTTAATATTAACCACGGGCTTATTTTCCCATCTTTAATATCATATGTTGCACGACTTAGACTAACATATAAAAAATAATGATTCCAAACTGATTTGTTATCATCTGCCCAAGACATCATATGTGTAACGCTACGCTGTAGAGCAGTTTCTACTGATTCTGTTTTTACAAGGTCAACAACGTAGCGGTCATATAAGTCGTCCCTACACCAGTGGTCGAGTTTAACTCCGGAAGTAACGACAAAATTAATAAACCTATCAGGATAAAGAGGATTGACATTACTAACAAAGCTACCAAATTTAACAAAAGCATTATAGTAAGGGCTACGTGCAAAATCTTCATAAGTTTTGTCCTGTTTTGAATTTTGAGTTGTTTTATAAAATCTATTATAAGTATCGTAACCTAATACAACATGTTTTTCTGTCTTTGCTAATGCTCTACGTTTTTGTTCGCAAATATGTACAGCCAGCGTATTTTCTTTCATGAACCCGCTACTACAATATTGACATACATATGGCTTTGCCGTTAAGTTCATCATTTTAATTCTTTAGCAATAGTAGGTTCATCCATTCCGTGTTTTCTAGCAAGTTCTTTAATATCTTTGTCAGTTGAGATTGTTGCTAGTAATTCTATTTCATCCATTTTTTTATCTGGATAGATTTTAGAAAGAAATTTAGTTTTTTTGTTACTGGTTGCATCTTTTTTCTTATTGCCCAACCATTGATGAAAGAATACCTTATTTCCGTCATAACTACACATACACAATAACATCCAAAGTAATTTAGGATGTTTTTGTAGAGTATTCCAATGCTTGTTAAAATATTCGTTTACGGTTAAGACAAAATGTTCTTGTACTTCTCTGTTTTGTCCTTGCACATTACTAACATATCTATTAAGGATAAACAATTCGCTCTTAAGGCTTTTTTGTTGTTCAGCATCCATAGCATCCCACAGCTCTCGAACATTTTGATCTACGGCGGCAAGTTTTTCTTTTAGTTCAATCTTTTCACTCATTGTGGTTTGTCTTTACTTAAACGATATATCATTATAGCACGATCCAAGGCCTTTTGTAAAGCTGGATTGGTTTGCGCTTCTCGCCGGATTGCACCCCAAAGTTTGTCATCACGAATATGCTGAATTAACGGCCGTCCATCACTAGTACGAGGATCTGGCGTGTTATCCATTTCGTATCGATAACCTATTAGTTTTCTTGATTGGATAGGGGCGCCTACTTCACGTGCGTAAATTTCGTCGCCATTGCGTTCGTAAATATATTCTGCGCCCGGTGTAAGACTGCCCATTTTATAATATCTTATCTAACTGAATAATTTCGCTCTGGCGACCAATCTCTTTAACAAAGTATACACAATCTGGTTTGTGTCCCATTCTTGTAGGAGTCGCTAGTAGTTGTCCGTTTTTCATTTTTGGAAAATACCATTTAACATCATTATAAAAATTTACAATTTCAATCTTTTTAAATTCAACTCTAAAACTACTTAACGGGTTAAACACTAAAGCTTCAAACCCTCGGTCATTCAAGCTGGTCAATGGTAATATTTCAATATCACACCCGCTCTGACTATCACCTACTGCGATCGACCAATCTATAGGCATAGTCACTTCATCATTCCCAATTCTTAGTACCATTGCTGGCGCATTAAAACTTTCTAAGAATATTAATGGCATAAAAAAGAAATCAGGCTCTTTTGCGTCACTATTATCTAATACTGCGAATCTAGTGTTTTCATCTACCTCATCTGGTAAATTGTTTAATGAAAATGTTGTATTTTCTAATGTTAATATCTGCATAGTTCCTTATTTTTGCCAGTCGATCTTTTCAATGGTGAAAGGATACTTAGCTTCCTTGTAAAATTTCTTTCTTTCTGTAAGATGTCGTTTGGCATACTTACATGTGGACGTAATGTCCCAGATTTGGACAAAGTCTTTGTCTTCGGCTTTTCGAATACCGCGTCCAATTGATTGTATAACGCGGACAAAGCTCTTTCCGGGTTCCAGAAGAACCATATTAAAAATCCTAGGGATATTAATACCAACAGCGGCCACACCGTAAGTTGCCACAATAATCTTGTCATCACTAGTTGCCACTTCACGATATTCTTCCTTACGTTTGGTTGATTTTACTGCTCCGCTGATAAAAACAGCGTCTTCTAATTCATTTACTATAAACTTACCCGAATCAATTCTATTAACTAGAACTAGTGTATTGCCAGATTCTGATATTTTTTTAATTAATTTACTAATGTAAATCATTCTATCATCGTCAGTGACTAGATATTTTAATTCTTCAGCATATGATTTAAATTCAGTAACATCTAACATTTGTACAACATTTACATGGCATGTAGATAGTACCCCAAGGTCTTGTAGCTCGTATGCTTTAATTCCGCCAATGACTGGTCCAATGCTGGCAAATATACTTTCACTTTCGAATTTTTCTTTAGGAATAGTTCCTGTTAATCCCCAGCGAATTGCGGCATTGCATAAGTTTTGTGTAAGTAAGTTTTTCAATACTTCCGCTTTGGCCATATGTACCTCATCAACAATAACAGTCTTAACTCCGTCAAGAAATTCAGCTAATGTTACTATGTCCTGTTCGTGATTTTTACTTTTCTTATCTAATATATTCAAACTTTGCCAAGTGCAGATAGTATGCGTCTTATTAAGATCTTTACGGTCACCGTAGTAAACACCTACATCCAACCCGACATTAATAAAGTCTTCTTCTGTTTGTTCTACTAGACTTTTATTAGGAACAATTGTAATTGTTCTTCCGATCTTTTCAGCAACATGACTTAGAGTAGCTGTAGTAATAGTTTTGCCTGCGCCTGTTGCAATTTCTTGTAATGCTTGTGGAGTAGTTAAAAATTTATTAATTGCATCAACTTGATAATCTCGAAGCATAATAGGTTGACCTTCTTGAGGATGTCCTTTAGGCCATACCTTACCTAAATTTGCCCAATAAGATTCAGTTACTGGTTCAAATGATAAGTTACTTGATACCCGTAGGTCTTCAACATCATCAATGCTGATACCTAAGTTAGTAAGTATATCTAGAATCTTTTCTAATTGGCTTAGATAGCCAGTGCCACCTAATCCAAACAATGTTACCATTCCATCCCAGCGTCCTAACTTATATGCAGGATGATATCGAGCATATGGAATTTCATATTTAAATGAGTTAGTTAACTTTTTTCGAGCCTCTAATGAAAGGCCTTCAAATTTAATATTAACTTCGTCTTTTATTACTAGCTTTACCGCCATAGTGCCCCTGTATCAAAAATAGAATCTTTATCTGAATAACTAATAATTAGGTCACAGCAATTTATATAAACGCTGGTTTTTCCAGCACGAAGATTTGATCCTAGATATACCACACTCATAGGTTTCCAAGAAGTTTTTAAAAAGAATTTTGGAATCTTCCCCATTTCAACCCCAACTATTTGTGTAGTATTATCTAACATCTTATTATAAGATTTTTCAGCAATTATTGCATTGAATTTTTTTCCGTCTGCACTATTTGATAGTCTAAAATAGATGCCAACATTGTTTTCAATATTAAATTTTTCAAATATTTTAGTCAGTGTTTCAAGATTTTTTATATTAGTTAGATCATTATTAATCTCAAACACTACCATAGCAGGCAATCTTTTTAGATCCAATAGGCTTTTAAAAACATCTTCCAATGCATGTAGATTTGAATCAACCCATACCTTAGGTTTTGATCTTGAAGCAATAATTTCAGTCAATGTTGTTGGACTATTTTCACGGGGTTCGTGGCGGTATTGATATCTTACACTTCTATCTTCAATAATATTTTTATCAATTGCTGTAGTAAGGCCTAGATCATCAGTAATATGTTTTTGAAAGTTTGTGTTGACTATATTAGTCAATAGAAACTGATTTTTAAAGTCAGGTTCTTTCCATGATTTTATTGTATTGTAATGATTTTTTAACTCTTCATCAATATGAAATCCTAATGGGCGTAACCTGTCAATCAGCATAACAATATTTTTTTCAGTTAAGTCTAACCAATAAATTCTACCATCTTTTATACAATTTACATCTTCAGTTTTCTTTGAAAGTTCAGTTATTATTTTTCTGATTTGAGACGAAAATGTCATTTCTATAACTATGACAGGTTCCGGATCAGCTTTATGAAAAATGTATAAATTTCTAATTTGATCAATTTTACGGAATGGCTTTGACCAGCTAGGTGCGGACAATGCTTCATTGATTTCCAACGATAAGTCTGGTAATTTTTCTGTATTTTCTTGTAAAATTTTTACTAATAGGTGAGATTGATTTTCAGTAATAAACTGCGGCATCAAAATTGTTTTAGATAGGTTATTTAAAACCTTCATGTCTTTTGAACTAACGGATGCTTCTATATATTCTAAATTATTTTTTAGAAATTTTAACAGTAATGTGTCAATTGTTATCATATTATGTATGTTACACTATTATTATAAAAAAGTCAATAGTTTAGACAAAAAAAATAGGCCTCAATATTATTTAAGGCCTATAGTCTACCTTTTGGGTAAATGAGTTATAAACTTGCGTCTTCCATGCCAGCAACACGTAGTTTAACAATGTTTGTAATTTGCCACTGTTTTTGATCTAGTGCTTTTGTAACACCTAACCACTTGTTACGTAGTAAGGCAAATTCGTTGATAATTTTTTCAAAGTCAACAACATCATCTTCGCCTTCTACAAACTTTTCACAGTCTCTAGAACTCAAAGCTCGTTGATAATTTTCAAGATATTTACGAAAATGTTGACTTTTTAAACGGCGAAGTTCAATGTTAAGATATTCTAATATTGCTTCAATTTCTTGTAGTTGGCCAAATCGTTGTTCAACAATACCAGGCATCGCTGCCGCGGCACGTTCAACATTTCCGGTTATTTTACACTCAGCTGCCGCGGCAATTAATTCATTAGTGTAATACTCTGCCGCATCGGGAATGTTAGAAATGTCTTTAGAAACATCAGAATACCAACCCATTAAAACTCCAATTCACCGTAGTCTTCGTCTTCGTCTTCAATACTATCTTCGTCGTCATTGAGGTAATAACCAATGGCTTGATCAAGAATATCATCTACTCCAGTAGCCGCTTGTAGAACTTTATCTGGCACACCGAAGTCTGCCAACATATCTATGTAACGTTCAGCTACGGTTTCTAATTGTTTCTTATCAATGTATTCAACAAAGTTTAACCAAATATCACCAACTTGTGTTTCATTCAACATCTTCTTTTATCTCCTCAGGAATGGATTGTTGTTTGATATGAAAATTCTTCATTATCATATCTAATTTATCATCTTTCCATTCTTTTCGGTAGAATTTGAATTCCTCACCAGTAGTAGGATCAACATATTTTAATCTGTTGCCTTCTTGCTTTAGTATGCCTGCTTTCTCGCACATATCTACCATACCGCTATAAGGGTTCATACCAGTTTCGTATGGAATCTTAATCTGTACAGTTTCAAAAGGCTTAGAGTAACGAGTTTTCATAATCTTACATGATGCACGAATACCCATAACGTCTGCTACTTTATTGCCATCCTCATCCTCTTTAAGTTTGAGTTTTTTCATAGCAACAACAATACTAGACGCATAGACAAAGCCTTGTCCGCCGCTAATCTTGTCATCTGGATCGAACATGTCCTGACTTGCGTATGTGTGGTTAGTACATACCATTCCGACATTATAACTACCAAACATGTTAACACAGTTACGAACAAGTGCTGTCAGTGCTTTGGGTTTACGACCCATGTCACCTTTTAAGTCGCCTGCTTGGAACTGATTAATGTCAGTGGGTGTTAGCAACATACCTAGTGAGTCTACAACAAATAAGACTTTAGGACGAGTTTCCATTGCCTTGTACTCAGCCATGAATTCGTGAATAGTTTTAGCCACATCATCAATCATAGCCATATTGAGTTTAAGCAGTTTATCTTCGCTAGTATCTACACCAAGTGCGTGTAACCAGCTTTCGTCTAGAGCATTTTCTGTATCAATCAAGATAACATAAATGCCTTGTTCTTGTGCGTTGCGTACTAGGTTACCTGAACAAATAAATGACTTACCTGCACCAGACTCTCCAGCAAATACAGTAACTTTACCTAGCGGAATTCCTTTATGGAAGTCTCCGCTGATTAGGTAGTTAAGCGTATAATTGCCTGTACTAACCCAATCTGTTGGATCGTTAAATCCAACGCCTAGACCGTCAATTGACTTAGTCAAGGTCTTTCTAAATTTCGATAAATCGAAGGCTTTTGTGGCCATAAGTTAATTC